CGTAATTTTAATTGAATATCCATTGAAAAAGGTTTAGGAATAGGTATACCATGCTTAAAACAACTACTAGAGTAATACTTAAAACAACAATTACTACATTTTCAAAAATATCGCCATTCAAAAAGTTTTCTTTAAAACTACTATTTCTAATTTCTTGTCTTCTAGTAATAAAACCATACCTATAATGGTTATTAATAGGACTATTATAGCCATAAAGTGACTTATAATTAGGATTAAGAGCGCCTTCTTGTTGTATTTCAATTGATTTTTGAATGCTATACCACTTTATTATTTTATTGTAATTTGATAATCGAGGGACTCTATTGCCACCGGATTCAAGTCTACAAAGAGTGGTTTGTGAAATACCTATTTCTTTAGCTAATTGGCGCTGACTTTTTGTTTTTCGGTGATGTTTTATGCACTTGATTATCTCTTTCATAGTATCTCGGAAGCCCTTTTAGAAAAGTATTGACAGTCATTATTCTGATTCTTAATTTCAGGAACCCCGAGACTAAATTTTATCTCAAATCCCTCTAAATCAACATTGTTAAAGTTCTTAGGGTTTAAGCATTTAAGATTTGGCACATCTCCTCTCTGCAAGAACTTACAATCTTTACAATAGACTGGATCAGGAATCTTGATATCCTCTTTTTTTTCTTCTTTTTTAAATAAATTTAACAAAATCATAAAAATTCTCACTTACTTTCCTCCAAGTTCTCTAATAGCCATTTATCGCCTTCAGAATCGAATAATTCCTTCTCTTTATTAATTAAGTCAAATACCTGAACTTGATCTGTTCCAAAATAATAATTACCAATAATCTTTTGTCTCATTTTTTATCTTTTAACCTTCTTTTTCTGGTTGAATATTCGTAGTTAGTATCTATATTTATTTCGGATTTTTTTGCCTTAAACTTCTTAAAATCTAATACATTATCGCCTCCTCTTTCCCACATCTCAACACGCGGAGGAAGATAATTGAGTGGAATACGACTAATGGCTCCCTCTTTTAAAGCTTTTTCAGTAGAATCAATTGGCAAATTGATCAACAATCCTTCACTTCCACGCTGGAATGCTATATCATTCATATATATTCCTAAATTTATTCCCCCTAATTTTATAGTAAATGCATTCCCAGCAAATAAAATTTCCAGTGCCATTGCTTTACCAGTACTTAATTCAGTACTCACTTCCTCTCTTAAATCTTTCATTTCTTTCCTCCAAAAACTCTATCTATTCTCAGGCATGTAGCACACGTGACCTTTTTAATATCGGTTGTATAGGCCAAATCTTTACCACACCTTGTCCTATCTTTTTTAGGATGGCTAAGATGGTTAACTTTGTTAATCATTCTATTTTTTACCTCCAAGTTCATATTTAGGCTTCCTATTCTTCCTATCAAGTATTGTTGATAGGGCATGCCTTTGTATACTTACAAATGGAACACACGTAGCATATATAATCGTCTGCATTAACTCCTTTCTGCTTATGATCTCATCATAATCAAGGAATTCACACTCCTTAATTGCAAATTCGACCTCTTCAGTACTTGGCACTCTACTCATTTCCTTTCTTCTCCCATTTACCAAATAGGTAACTATGTGCCTTTACCAACCCGTCTGCTACACCCCAGTTGTAAATATAATCAGCTCCAATAAACCTACCTTTAGCGTATTGCCTATTTCTCCTAGACTCTTCTACCATATCCCAGATATCTTGTAGAATTGTACTTGTAGAATTAATCTTTAACTCCTTCAACCTTCTTCTCTAATTCTGCAATAGTAGACCTTGTCTGATTCGCAGAGAACTGTACTCCTTCATCAAATGCTTTCTTGTATGAATCTAAGCTATTTTTTTCTAATTCTTCATATTCTTTAATCATATATCAACCTCTTTTTATTTTTTCGTAGATACGCAGCGACTGGCCCCTTCCAACCCTTCCCCTTCCCCACCCCCCACGGGCCTCAAATTAAACCAATAGATTCATCATAAAATATCCTATATTAATGATGATATTGTAGTATATTTTAACACAATGTTCAACAATTATATGTGACTGCAATCATATATGATTGAGTATCTTCTATTGACTAATCACTAAATAATTGGTACTATATATACAGTTAAGTCACTGACTGGGAAGTTCAAACTTAGCAAAAGAATTGTGATGCAATGGTGCATAGATAGATCAATGCTGTTACTCTTAATTTCTAGAGATTGAGGGAAGGTATCTTGAGATACCGTGGAGCGCAACTCTCCCATTTGCCTGATTGCCGTGCGAAATAGTGGTCCTTTAAATCGCTTTAAAGCCACATATCATAGGATACAAAGGCTATCACTTTAGCTGACGTTCCAACTCTTCTATTTCGTTATTTAAGGCCTCAACCTTCGATTTAGCCTTCTCGCTACGTTTATATAGGTGGGCAACATTCTCTGTTGATTGCCCGTCAAGTAACCGAGCCTTATCTATCATAATTGATCCAGCAGTTACGAGTTGCAATGTTGATGATTTCTCGATTTTATTGTCATCCATAGCAGAAACGAAGCTTTTATTTGCATTAATGTATAGCTTTTTTGAGAGATTTTCTTTTAATTGGTCAGACACTTCAAAAAGGGAATCATTATCTAATAGATTTTCACAGTTATGAATCCAAGAATGAACAGACGCCTTAGAAACATTGCAGGTATCAGCAATTTGTTGCATTGAATACCCTGTAGAATAGAGTGTTAAAGCAAGAATTTTTATCTCGTTTGAACGATTATATTTTGGTTCAGTGTTAGGAGTTTTAGGAGGGGCTTGAGCGATCAATTCAGCCGCAAGAGATTTAATTGCTTCCATCGATTACTCCTAATGATAAAATTTAAGCTCGTCGTATTTGATCTATTAAAATTACTGTGTTGCATATCAAGATAGACGAGCTGGTAACTATCGTAAGTTTATCATGGTTTAGATATTCTGTCAAAGCACTGAGCGACATACGTGTCGGTTAGCTAGTTGACACGTATATAACCTCATGGTACCATATTAATATCAACTGAGATTGACGGGAGTTACAACAGGTTGAGAGATAAAAAGAATAAGGAGTGATTGAGATGCAAGATAGAAGCCTGGATAGAACTATTGATTATGAAATTGGATCGAAGTTTAAAACACGGGGAAAGTACCCAAAAGAATGTACCGTAGTTGATATTCTAAGAACATATAACAGTGACAATATCTTGATTAAAGTTAGATACGTAGCTACTTACAATTACTGCGGAGAGCTAATTACAGATTCAGATGTTCCTGGAACCACAATAGCAATGGGCCTAATAGCTGAGGAAAAGAAATGAAATACTTACTCTACCACCCATCAGACACCAAACTCAGAATCCACACCACAAACTCAATTAAAGAATGTGGCGATAAAATAATGGTCGATAAACTTGAGCTGGAGTACGAAATTATTTCGGTTTTAGGAGATAATTAAAATGTCAGATTCGACAGACGCGTACGATGATTATGAGGCTACCTTTGTACCGAAAGATAAAGACCCATACAAATTTTTTACTGATATAAAGGATGAAGAAGAATGAAATACCTGTCCGAAATTACACTCGAAGACGCTTTAGACCATATTCAATACCATTGGGAGAGATCAAATAACGAATCGTTCAAAGAGGCTTTTGATGAATTAATTGAAATATTCAAACTAAATGATATAAAAATTGAAAATCATACCCCATTTATGCAAGATCACTGCTTAGCCGCCTGCCTTTTCATTATAATCAAATACCGACTCGGACTACCTAAAAAAGGAGCTAATTAATGATTAATACACAACCATGTAAAGCCTTAGCTCAAGCAACCGGCTATCACTATGAAGATAAAATAATGGAACCATCAACCTCTAAATGCCATATATGGGAAATAAAAAAAGAGCATTTAATTTTTGACAAACCCTTCCCATCAGCAATTTCGCGCATTACAAGTACCGATAAAATCGAACCAAGGGAAATAGGCCGAACATACATACAAAGATGCAGAAATTGTGGGCTAATGAAAAAAGAAACCTTCATGTTTGAGGAGAAAAAATAATGAAATATTTAGGGGACGAGGTAGAGATATCAATTTCAAATTACAAAGGCAAAAAATTTCTACTTATTTCAGATCAATTTGAAGACTCCCAAATCTATATCGCCAACCCAAAAGAAGAAATCCCCAAAATAATAGAATGCCTACAACGATTCCAAAAGGAGCTAAAATAGCATGAAAATTTTTACGCCAAATCCAACCAAAAATGCACTAAAACGTCTAGAAAAATACAGAGATGAGCACCCTCCAATCATATTAAAAAACAGAGAATTAACGGAATTACAGAGAAATATAGCAAATCACCTATGGATAATCAGGCACCATTCTGGCCTCAGCCAAAATCAGCTATCCAGAAAAACAAATGGCAGATTAAGCGACAAGCAAATCTCAATGTTCGAAACCGGCTATCGTTTTCCAACAAAAAAACACATTAAAATAATCTACGACGCACTAGATTTAAAAGTTGAGGAATTTCCATTATGAATGACGATCTGGTTGTTTTTGAGTATATAAAAAATAAAGAACTTGTGACTCAACACTGTATTTCTTCTGCTGAAAAATTGACAAAAAAATGTTTTTTATCTCTTATAGATGCGCTTAAAAAAGATGTGGGAATTAAGGGAGATATAGTCATTCTCAATATTTTAAAATTTGATAAGGAATGAATATGAAAAAAATTATATCGATTCCATCAAAACAGAAAATTAACGTGCCAAAATATGTAATGGATCGCCAAATTGGCAAAAATACCAAACTTCCTAAAACCTATTTAGCCGATCTCAAGGATTTTTCGGAAACAATCAATGGTAAATTTTGGTACAAATTCGAACTAATCACAAAAATAGCGGAAAATGGGGAACCTCTAATAAACAATGTGGGCGCAATTAAGGATATTCTAAGCAAAATTTTCAGCGATCCATGTCTAGAAAATTACAAAAATTTTGTCATCCCCTACCTAAATATTGGAGATCCAGAGAAAAAAACCATCGAAAGATTAGTAAATGATCAAATTGAAGAAAATTACCATCCAAACCCTCGATGCTCAATAGTATAAAAGGAGAAAAAAAATGATTAAATCAATGGAATTTAAGGGATCGTTCAAGGAATTTTTAAAAATATTAAAAGAAGAACTAAATCAAAAAGTCAATGAGGAAAACAAATGAATACCTACACTCTAAAAGTAAATGTGCCCATTTTTAATCTAGAATTCAAGGCAAAAAACAGAAAATCAGCTCAAGAACTAGCGCATTCAGAATTCATAAAATTCGCATGCATGACAACCGATATCGAACTATATAAAAAGAAAAAAGGAGCCAATTAATCATGAAAAATATTATATCTAAACTAGACCTAATTATAGAAAATAAAAAAAATATAGATAGCATCGAAAGCGAACTTTCATTCAAAATAAAAGGGGTTCTTAAGGGAGGGTTTCGAAAACCTGGGAGTGATAATAGCAAAGTCTACCTCAGTCTCAGTGCCAATTTATTCGACGATGAAATAATTGAACTGTACAAATTCCTAAAATCATATCTAGAGCCTGAAAATGAATAAATTGGATAATTGGAATTTGGTATTGAATATAACCGGATTATTGGGTTTAATTCTGATTTTTCTAGGCTGCATTTCCAATTTGTGCAGCACAATCGAAATTTCCACAGTGAAAAAACCCGTATTTTTCCTAGATTCTCAATCCGCATCAAATGGCACAACTGTAATCAAAACAGTAGAAAACGCCAAACTAGAGAGATGGATAATAGAAAAATCAGAATGTTTCAATAAAAACGAAATGGTCACAATAAATATTGAATCAAATGGCCTAAAAACCATTGAGCACAAACAACATAATCATAAAATAATAGGAGAATTTTAATGAGAGAAATTAAATTCAGAGTATTTGATATTGATGAGGAAGAGGGACCAAGTCTTGGAATGTCCAAGACTTTTAATATGTATGACTACGAAATTTTCTTTGAAAAAGAACGAAAAGTGAACAATTATATCACGATCAGTCAAGTCAGGAATTCACCCGATATATATTTTACGATGCAATATACTGAGATTTTAGATAAAAACGATAATGAAATTTTTGAGTCCGATATAATAAAAACAAATGATGGATTTATAGGAGAAGTATCTTTTTATGATGGGGCATTTTGGCTAGAGCTTCCTCAATGCCATCAAGATATTCCACTTCATCTTATAGAAAAAAATCATATGGAAATAATCGGAAATATATTCGAAAATCCGGAAATATTGGAGAATAAAGGAGGCCAGAAATGAACCTAATAAAAAACGAAGAAGAACTTTTAAAAGTTCTTGAATCAAAAAAACATGACGGAGTATCAAAATCCGCAAAAAAAATGGGTAAAGACAGAGCATCTCTGCGTCTATGGATCAAGAGGAGGGGCGTTGAAATTGTTTTTTTAAATGGTAAATTTTACTGGCTTTACAAAGGAATTTATTACTAATGCCATGCAAAAAAAGAAGTTTTCTAACTGAATTGGATGCCAAAATCGCTCTCGCGAGAGCACATTTCACATCTAAATATCTGAGACATACCAACCATGGTCATCGTCGCAACGAAAAAAGAGTATATAAATGTCACATCTGCCAACAGTATCACCTAACATCAAAAGAATTTAATCCTTGACATATATACCCATGATGCTATATAATACGATTATCAAATCACACAGGGATGATGTAGATTTGAGAGAAAAATAGACTGAGGAGATTGAAATGACAAAAAATGAAATATTATTTTATATATCCATATTGATATTAATGCTCGCCCTTTCAATTTTTAATAACAATAAGGGAGAAAAATAATGGAAAAGCACATTGAGATTGAGTTTAAATACGGAACTGTCAAAGAAAATTTTATAGTCTACGTCGAACAGGTTGAAGATAAATTTAGAACAGTTGTTGAATGGGTTGGCCGCGATATGTTTAGGGACGTTGACGTTTTTTCATACGAATCAACAGCAAAAACAAAGGGCCTTTGTATGATAAAAGAATTACAAGATGCAATCCCCAGAAAGGAGGATAATTTATGATAGTCTTTGGCCAGGAAACCAAAGCCACGGAAAATGTACTTAGGGATCAATCACCAGAATTTCAAGGTGAATTCTGGTGGGAAAAAAGACATCGAAAAATTAAGGAAAAGTTACAAAAATCAAGAATTGTATTAGATCATATTAAAAAACTAGAGGAGATGGAGTTATGAATATTGATGTTGGATATGCCCACTATTATAATATACCGTACCCAGAACCGATATCAGATACATGTCGATCATGTCATGAAGAATTTAACTTTTATCCATACCAAGGCCACACCAGTTGCAAGGAATGTAAAAATAACGAGAAGTTTATTTGCTATGAGTGCCTAAAAAAATATGATGGAATGTGCACAGATTGCTTTGAATACAATGGTTTTGTTTTAGAGAAATTTCATGATCCGTTATTTTCCCCCACTAAAACTTTCAGAAGACCTAAAGGAAATTTCATTGTTTAAAATAATTTCATTAAAATCACCGTCCAAAATAGCCCTCAAAAAAATAATGAAAGAAGTATTAAAAAATCAACCCGTGCAATGCGCAACCGTATTTAAAAAAGGAGCATAAAAAATGAAGGAATTAAGAATAAAAGATAAAAAGATAGAAGGGGATTTAAGTTTTGATGGCAAAATTATATTTGAATGCGATATAGAAATATCTGGCAATTTGGATTGCGAAGAAATTTACTCTGAATTTTCAATCATTGTGGGTGGCAACCAGGATGTGCGTGGCTACCAGTATGTGCGTGGCTACCAGTATGTGGGTGGCTACCAGGATGTGCGTGGCTACCAGTATGTGGGTGGCTACCAGCATGTGCGTGGCTACCAGGATGTGGGTGGCAACCAGGATGTGCGTGGCTACCAGGATGTGCGTGGCTACCAGGATGTGGGTGGCTACCAGCATGTGGGTGGCTACCAGCATGTGGGTGGCAACCAGTATGTGGGTGGCTACCAGGATGTGCGTGGCTACCAGGATGTGGGTGGCAACCAGGATGTGCGTGGCTACCAGGATGTGGGATCGAAGCAATTTTCGTTTGGAGCGTGCTATAGAGTGTTAGTTTTAAGATCCGGAAATATAAAAATAGGGTGCGTAGAAAAATCAAAAGAGGACTGGAAGAAATTTTTCAAAAATAAAAACAAAATAAATCTAGATCCTAATTCTAAAAACTACGCACAACTAGAATTAGCATATAAAGCCGCCCTATTAGTTTTTGACTGGTTCAAAATAATTGAAAAAGACAAAAAATCCAAATTGGAATTAGAAAAAAAAGGAATCTAAATAATGAAAACAAAAATATATAAAAATTATTTCGAATTCATCGAAAGAGAAGAAGATGAAGAGAATGGAGTAAGTGAGGCATTCGCAAAAAATCACCCTAATTTTGAAGAAATGAATACAACAAATAAGGGCTGCTGGGATTGCTATGCTTGCAGGCATTGCAGGGAATGCAGGGATTGCTAGGATTGCTAGGGTTGCAATGATTGCTATGCTTGCAGTGATTGCAGGCATTGCAGTACTTGCTATGCCTGCAATGCCTGCAATGGTTTAAGTAATTGCAGTAATTGCAGTGATTGCTATGATTCCAGCTATTGCAGGGAATGCAGGGATTGTAGGGGTTGCAATGATTGTAATGGTTTAAGTAATTGTAGAAATTGTAGTAATTGCAGCTATTGCGGTAATTGCAATGGTTTGAGTAATTGTGGTAATTGCAATGGTTTGAGTAATCTCAGTGTCAAAGCAAAGGAAATAAAAATACCTAAAATAAAAAATATTCATCAAAAAGTATATGAAGCAGTATCAATTGAAGGGGCACTCGATATGTCAGACTGGCACAAATGCGAGACTACGCATTGTAGAGCTGGATGGGTGGTGACTTTAGCCGGTGAAAACGGGAAAAAACTAGAGAAAATTTTATCTACGCCTATAGCAGCGGCTAAAATTTATGCAGAAAATTCACAAATAAGAGTTAATTGGCCAAATCAGTTTTTCACAGATAATAAAACCGCATTCGAAGACATAAAAAGATGTGCTCTTGAAGAAAAATCACTTAAAAAGGTAAAAAAATGAAAAAGATAATAGCACTACAAACTAAAGATTTTTACGACACCCCCGAAGCAATACAGGCTTTAAAAGACTTCGGAGCATGGCCTCAGCAGAAATTGGATTCCATCGATCCAAATTTTAATGAATTTGAATTTATGAACTCAATGCCAATAGAAAGGGTATTAAGACGTAGCCCTAAGAGCGCGAATTTACGCGAGGATGTCCTGCCTGATTATTCATCTATCGTAGGGGCATTAGAATTCAAATTTACCCTTTCTGCCGGTCTTGTAGATGCAGATGAGCCAAATATTGCGACATCTCAAAGGATTCAGGAAAGAAAAACTTATCGGTCGTTTTCGTATACAGACGGATCTAGTGAGGAATAACCATGTGGATTTGCAATCATAAAAATAATAACCAGAACACGACTATTAATTTAGAAAAAATAGTTTCTATTTATAAATCAGAAAACATGGGGGCATTTCAAATCCAATTTGGTTTTGGAGAAGACAATGCGTGGGCCTGGGAATTCCCGGATCCTACAGAACGAGACAAAACCTACAACAAAATCATGGCACTTTTGAAGGTAAAAGAGGTATGAAAACTGTTACGGAAATCTTATCGTACACGGAGAAGGAAATAAAAAAAGCGGAAAATATTTGGTACAAAACTACCAATAGATCAAACCAAATTCACGCAGAGGGGTGCTTAATAGGCCTTGCGGCGGTCAAATCATTTATAACAGGAGAGATAGTTCATTTTGATTTACGTAGGTCAGATTCATGAGCTACCACCTAGCACGAGCAAGACGCAATGGGGAGTGGGTTGAGGGGTATTATCTAAAAACAAGGCTTTTGGATACTGAAACTGGTTATGATATACCTCCCCATTATTCACCACAACAAGTAGATTTTATTATTGATAGAGAGGGTTTTCATCATTCTGTCGACCCCGATACCCTCCAACGCTGCACAGGCCTAGGAGACAAAAACGGCAATTGGATTTTTGAGGGACAGTATTTTGAATGCGATGGAAATTTATATAGAATTTTTTGGTGGTCAAAATCCGCATCGTTTGAAAAATCGTACCTAAATGAGAGAGGAAGATGGTTTCCCGTCAAAATCGAGGATATACAGGCAGCCTATTTAGATGCAGACTACCTAAAAAATATCGAAGTCTTCGACGAAGTTAAATTCAACGACGATGGCTCTTGGGAGCGGCTATCATGAAAAATGAAACAGAATGTAAACATAAATGGATTAAAATTGCAGATAACCCGCTAACTCCTGCCTACATAAGCTGGGGCTGTAAAAAATCTGAGACATTTGAATGCAAAAAATGTGGATTTCTTCAAAATCGATTTATTTGGTTAAATTTAGAGAAAAAGGAAAATAAAAATGAATAGAGTAATAAAAGCAAAGTGTAAAAGCTGCAATGATATTTTAATAAGCGAAAGAAAAGACCCTTTTGTTAGGTGCAAGTGCGGTAAAAGCTTCTTGGATCAATGCAGATGGGGAGATATTTACCGGTGTGGTGGAGACATTGAAATAATAGAGAGGGATAAATCATGATATACGTAATCTCAGACACCCATTTTGGACACTCTACGCTCCTTTCTTTAGGTGAGCACAAAAGGAAAAATCAATGAACCTAACAAATAAAATACTAATGAAACTAGAATCATACGATGGGCCAACAGTTAACCATCGCCTTAGACTCGATATGATTTTGAATGACTGTATTATACAATATTATTTTAGTAGGAATTAATTATGAGAAAATTAGCAAGCATTCAAAGAGTTAAAAATATCGTTCCAATTTATGGAGCAGATTCTATCGAATTAGCCCATATAAATGACTGGCAAGTCGTGGTTAAAAAAGGAGAATTTAAAATTAACGACTTAGCTATTTACTTTGAAATAGACTCTTTTTTACCTATTCACCCTAAATTTGAATTTCTTAGAAAGTCATCCTATAAGAAAATGGGAGATTTAGAAGGATTCAGACTAAAAACCATTAGATTGCGTGGTAAATTAAGCCAGGGACTACTTTTACCCGTAGACTGTCTATCGCATCTGCCAGAAGGGGAAGATGTAACCGATATTTTAGGCGTCCTTAAATACGATCCTCCTATCCCAGCATGTTTATCCGGTATACAAAAAGGGAATTTCCCATCTTTTATACCAAAAACGGATGAAGAAAGAATACAAAATATTTACGATAAAATCGATAAAATGCAATTATATTTTGTCACTGAAAAGCTGGATGGATCAAGTGCTACATTCTATTTGAACGATGATACATTTGGGGTTTGCTCCAGGAATATGGAGCTATTGGAAAGTGAAGGAAATACATTTTGGAAAGTTGCTAAAGAACTTAAGATAGAGGAGAAACTGAGAAATTTAGGCAAAAATATAGCTATTCAAGGCGAATTAATTGGCGAAGGAATTCAGGGAAACAAATACAATATAAAGGGCCACAAAGTCTTATTCTTTAATGCCTATTCTATTACGGATGGAAGCTATTTATCTGTAGGAGAATTCAATGATTTAATAGAGATCTTACAATTAGAGACAGTCCCCATATTCAGAATAGCGACTAGCATTATGAGACAAGAGCTAGAATTATCCGATCTTTTGGAAATGGCAATCGGTGATAGTAAGCTGTGTCCTACAAAGCGGGAAGGACTAGTATTTAGATCAATAATCGATCCCCATAATTCTTTCAAAGTAATAAACAATGAATTTTTATTAGAGGAGAAACAATGAAAAATAAAACCACGAGATTTAATATCCATTGGGAAAAAATAAATACTATTGAAGATATTAAGGATTTCTTAATCCCCTGGTTTGGCTACATAACCGAAGAAGACAAAAAAGATAGCTGGCGATCCAGTATAAGGAGAAAATACAAATTCTTATCTGAAATAAAACAAAAACCGCCCCAAAATGAGCTTGAAACAGAGTCTTGAGCGGTATGTTAAATAGGAGTATATCATGACAATAAATTATAATACAATAGGACTATTACAAATCTTATTCATAGGATTAAAACTTACAAATTATATAGCATGGAAGTGGTGGATTGTTCTTTTACCCACAACCATTCCATTATCATTGATTGGGGCCTTTTTGATTTTCTATATAATTGTCAAAATAGGAATAAAATAATGATTTATGCAAGAACAATATTTATTGTTTCTGGAACCATTTTTATTTCCCTTCTATCAATAAAATTAATAATGCTGCTACTAAATGGTCAATTTCTTATTCCGATAATGTGTTTATTCATATTAACTATTATTTCGGGATGGATTTATCTGGGATACAAGGTAAAATTTATCCCTTGAAAATATACGCTAAAGACTATAAATGCGTATCATGCAAAAAAACAGGCAGAAGTTTTTTGGCCTATGATTGATCCCGACATTAAAAGCAATCCTTATTGTAAGAAATGTAAAGAAGATGCATTTTTAAAAGTTTTAATAGGAATAAATGAGAAAGGCCTTAACTTTCAATAAAAATCATTGTAGGATACTTCATCTTAAACATTTTTCTTTTTAAGATATATGTATCTGTTTTCATTCCCTTTACATCCTCAACATACCACTTTCCATCCCGTTTATATACAAAGTCAGCCACATAATAGCTAGCCTTCTCTAAATGGGATTTATGGGTCAAAATAAACCTTTCCTGCAAAGACAGTTCTGATATTGATGGATCTCTTTTTAATTCAAGGAAACGATTCATCTCTTTTTGAGAATCGAACTTTATTTCCTGATCCCTCCCCCTAAATAAACCTTTCCATGCACTTTTATTATTTCGATATTTAGATGGCCTTAAAACATCCTTTAGGAGATTTTCCCATCCGCCCTGAGCCCTAAGTTGATCGACACTAATCCTTTCCAATTTCTTGAATCTTCTTAGCCAACTCACCATCTAAAAACTCCATACAGGCAGTAGATTTTTCCATCTTAGCGTAATAATAAGCGTCAATTCCCCTACTATTCTTGGCCAAAATATCGGCCCCCTTCTCAACAAGTGATTTAACGGGCTTTAAATGAGGAACCGCAATCATTAAGGCAGTACGACCATCTGGATATCTAGAATTAGGATTAGCCCCATTTTCAAGGCACCTAATAGCATCTTTATCCATACCAGACCGGAGATAAGCCAACATATTATCTGACATGGCCTGTTTATATTGTTCTTCTGTTGGTTTAGGACAGGCAATCATAATTTAGGCATCCCACTATTAAGAATCCAGCAAATAATATAAAAACAAACAATCGCCCCTAAAATTATACCAGATAAAAATAATAAAATTTCAAATATAGTTAAAGAAAATATCATTTTTTAGATTGTCTTTCTTTTTCAACCGCGCTGCCCAATCTGTACGAGCAATATAAAATAAACATGACACAAGCTATAAGAAGAAATACTAGGAATAAGCTCATTATTTCTTAATATTTTCTATAACTTTATTGGTCGTCTCATTAACTGTAGATTGAATTCTAGTCATTGAATCAATGATTGAGTCCTCTACAAGCTTTCCTGCCTCTGGATAGTCCTTTTTGAACCCCTCCAAGAAATTGTTAAACTCCACTGACTTCCTAAGAATAAAATTACAAGCAACATTGACCTTATTTTCAAATTTCAAGCAAATATTTTCAGGGTGAGCCTTCTGTAAATAAGTTTTAAGAAGCCTATCGAACACCCACTTTCCGCCCATACCACCTAGAAAAGCCATTGGGAACTTAATTATATCTGGGAACTGAGTAATAAGCGTAAGCCATTGCATATGCTCGATATAATAGCATAGTTCCTTAAATCGTAAAGCCCTTAAAAAACCATTTGACATGGCATAAAAATAATTTTAATATTTTTTCACTTTTTTTTCTTTTTTTCTTTTTTTTGGCACCTAGTTTAGAACCTGTTTGTTTAATGGAGTTATCCCTACGCATATATTTAAATATTTAGTAGCCGTAATCCCTCCGGTACTACTTAACCTGTGGATAACCTGTTAAAATATGTGGATAAGTGTCAAAAACATGTGGATAACCTGTGTATAACTTTTAAAGAATATTTGCCCATAGGTAGAAATTTTTAGGATTTTTAATCCTTTTTTGAAGAATTTATATACTTATACACAGGTTATGAACAGGATCAATTGATAAAATCTCTTATAAATAATTACATTATTAAACCAATTTAAGAACGATTATAAGAGCTTTATAAGAGCTTTATAAGAGATTCTATTATATTATTATTTGGCCGATTAAGTGATAATAATAGAATTTATATTATTATTTTAATACCAACTATTTTATTCTATTTCCCCCGAATTCGGGGGAATATATTACATTATAATGCCTGCCAGCTTTATAAAGATGGCGGAATTATTTGCGCTCTGGCGCCTAATTCCCACTAAGAACTCCTAGAAGGAAAACCCCCGATGTTTGGGAATATCTCAGAAAGATTGAGGAAAACTGAGAGTTAAACATCGGGGGTAAGTAGGGATGATTGAGATCCCATATAACTATACTTAATTTAAAGGATTGGTGTCAATTAATCATCATCGGGAATTTCAGAAGATTCAGATCCACCGGAATAAAAAACGCATTCTTTTTGCTTTCCAGAATTCATAATTTCAAACAAATCCATTCTGCATCTAATACATTTGTATTTTGTATAAAATTTATGATTATTGTAAATTATTAATTTTTGTATACGAATCTTCAATTTATGTCTCCTTATTTTATAATATATGGAGCTGAGAGCTGGGATTGAACCAGCGACCTACTGATTACAAATCAGCTGCTCTACCACTGAGCTATCTCATCAAAATCTTTCCTAATACAAAAATATTGGGGGTAATATATGGGTATATTCTAGACTAATGTCCATATATTGATGCTCGATTTGCATCCCTATAAATTCAGAAAGCCTTTTTACATTCGGCCAACCACTCATAAAAACTTCAAAGATCTGTGTGTAGTGACCAGGATTGATACTGGCTGTAGATATTGAATTTCTTCGGCCCCAATAACCATCATTGTAATCTCTAATGGGATCAGACAATGTGTCCGTCCACATCGCACCACACATAAAGACCATAATACCCCATTATTGACATCCTGTAAATATGGATGTTATAGTATGTGTGTTCCAGAATAAAAAAGGAGAGAAAATTATGAATTTAGATGAGCTGACTTTAGGAGATATAAAGAAACTCCAGAATTTAATTGGATCTAAAACGGAAATTTCAAATGAGAATCATCCTATGATTGGAAAGTACGTAATTATAAGGACATATTCGGCTGGTGTATGGGCTGGATATCTGCATACAAAGGTTCAGGGAGAGGTAATAATTAAAGAGGCAAGAAGACTATATAGGTTTTGGTGCAAAAAATCAATTTCTCTATCCGCCGTCTCTTTGTATGGAATTATTGAAGAAAAGAGTCGATTAGCTGCCCCTGTGGATGAAGTTTGCCTTCAATGGATAGAGATTATTCCAACAACAGAAGGATCTAAAAAATCTATCGTTGAATGTGTAGAAACTAAACAGGACTAGGGAAAATACGATGTCCCATCTTGGTATTGAAATAAAAACCGGAGACGGAGGCGGATACGGAGGCGGATACGGAAACGGAAACGGAGACGGAAACGGAAACGGATACGGAAACGGAAACGGAGGCGGATACGGAGGCGGATACGGATACGGAAACGGAAACGGAGGCGGATACGGAGGCGGATACGGATACGGAAACGGAGACGGAGGCGGATACGGATACGGAAACGGAGACGGAAACGGAGACGGAGGCGGATACGGAAACGGAGACGGAGGCGGATACGGAAACGGAGGCGGATACGGAAACGGAGGCGGAGACGGAGGCGGATACGGAAACGGAGACGGAAACGGAAACGGATAAAAGGAGTGAGGAATGAAAAGTTTACCAATAATTCACTTAGGAGTTCTTACGAAGAAACGAAAATCCATTAAGGAGGATATCAAAATAAGATTAGCAAAAAGCAACCTGGTCTACCTTTACTTAAAGGGACTGATTGATGGTGAGAAATTTACAAATGCAATTAACTAGCAGATGACTGGATTTAATATATTAAATTTAAGCACAATAGGGAGAATAGAAATGTTTAATTTAGGATTTACTTCAATAAAAACCGACAAAGACAAAATAAAAACCGACAAAGACAAAATAAAAAAAAATAATTCCTCAGATTATATCTCAGATGCTCCATTGATTTTTCCTTCCTGCCCTATAGAATCAATTGGAATAGATTTAGATTCCTCAAATAGTGATTTTAGTGATTTTAGTGGATTTGGCGGGGGAGAATCCGGCGGAGGTGGAACAAGTGATAGCTGGTAAAATAATATAAGAATTAAAAAAATGAAAAACAAAACAAACGAAGAAGAACTAAATAAATTATTAGAAGAAAATGCAAATAGGAAGGTTGTAATGATGCCAATACAAATAATAAAAGCAAATAAAGTTAAAAAAAATGTTAGTTTGAACGCAATAATCTATGGGCCTCCAGGAATAGGAAAAACGACTCTTTTGTCAACGTCTCCCAAGCCATTAATTATCGACTTTGAGGGAGGAACCCTTTCAATAAGCAATAAAGATATCGATGTTGTTCGAGCTAGGAGCTATTCCGATCTAGTAGAAGCTGTTCAAATTGCTAAAAAGAATGACTACAAAACAATCTGTATTGATAGTCTTACCCGATATTGTGAAATTCTTATTCAAGAAATTGTAAAAGAAGACAATAAGGAGATGGCACAAATACAGCATTGGGGAAAATTGGGCGATAAGATTAAGAAGATGTGTTGGCAACTACAGGAATCGGATATTAACACGATATTTACATGCCTGGAATCCGAAACCGAGGAAGAAGGATTCTTGATTAAAAGGCCGCTACTCAGTGGAAAAATGGCCCAAATAATCCCTGGTATTATGGATGTGGTGGGGTATATGTATGTGACCCCTAAAAAGGAGCGAAAACTATCTGTAAATCCTACAGCTAAGTGGTATGCTAAGCATCGCGCGCCTATAGATTCAAGGATAACAGAAGATATAGAACCAAACTTTCAAATACTTTTAGATAGATTACTAGAAAATAAAGGAGAAAAATAATGGACGAGAATAATGATTTTTTTGAAATTTTAGGAAAAAAATGGAAACTGATCTTATCAATATTTATTGGAATAGTGTTGATATTAGGAAGTTTTTTCATAGTTTCCCCAGGGGAAGTTGGAGTTATTGTGAGGCTTGGAAAAGTAAATAGAATAGTTGATGGCGGACTTCATTTTAAAATCCCATTAATTGAAAGCGTTCGTAAGATAGACACTAGAATTTCTAGAGAAGATACTAAATCGGAAGCGGCCTCAAAAGACCTTCAAAGCATTCATGCTACAATTGCCCTTAATTATGGGATTAAAAAATCATATGCAAATAAAATATACACAAACTTTCTAAATAGAGAGAATCTTGAGGAAAGAATTGTCGCCCCAGCAGTACAAGAAACGATGAAGTCTGTAACTGCTAAATTCACGGCAGAAGAATTAATTACAAATCGAGCAATAGTAAGTGATCATATTAAAAAGGATTTATCTCATCGATTAATTTCTTATGGTATCGACATCGATGCTGTATCGATAGTAGATTTTGACTTTTCGCCAGAATTTAATAAAGCCGTTGAATCTAAAAACGTTGCTGTACAAAAATCTTTAAAAGCAGAAAGAGACCTTACCCGAATTAAAATCGAATCAGAGCAAAAAATCTCAATAGCAAAAGCAGAAGCAGAATCCTTAAGGCTGCAAAAAACAGAAATTTCAGAGAATATGATTCGATTAAGGGCTATTCAAAAATGGGATGGAAAATTACCGTCTGTAGTTGGAAGCGGGGCATCAATGTTTATGGGCGTTGATTTCATGAAGAAACAATAAAAGGAGAGATAAAAATGTCATTTGAAGATTATCAAGAAATTTTAGAGAGAAACAATGAAAAATATAAGAAAATAGAGGAAAATTCAGGATATCAAGAATTTCCAGATGGGCTATTTGAATTCACCATCACCAAGCACGCTTTTCAAAAAAGCCAATTTAATAACGAGCCGCAATTAATGGTTTCTTTTCGTTGTGACGGGCCTGTTTATATTGGAAAGACAAATACGATCTATTACAGCCTTGAGAACGAATTTGGTCTAAAAGCACTTAAATGGATGTTAAAAACTATTGATATATCCCTACATGAGCTGACTGAATTGATGAATATTCATAATGAAATAGACGGGAAAAGACTTGTTTTCAAAGTTGTCACCAAACCAGATAATAAAGGGATTCCAAGAAAAAGGTTCTATCCTCAAAAACACGAAGAATTGGCCGTTCCTGGATTAGACTATGACTTACCGAAATCAGATGTCCCCTTCTAATGAGTAAGCTGGAAGCATTTGGAAGGATTGTATGCGAATGTATGCGATGTGGGCATGTTTGGCTTACCAAGACTGAAAAAGCCCCCCTTAGATGCGTCAATCCTAAATGTAGAAGTCCGTACTGGCAGACGTTACCCAGGGAGTACAAAAAGAAATGCTAAAACGTTTTTTTTGTAAGCACCAATGGGAAAAAAGGATGCCAGTACTGTGTTTTTTTATTCGTATTTATGTTTGTAAGAAATGCAGTAAAAAGATTGTATTTGATGATAGAATTAAACTTAAATAATAAAAGGAGGGCACAGTGGAAAAAGATTTGTTCATGTATATTGACCTACAGATATTCTATCTAAAAGTCTTACAAACACTGTGCCTTATCCTTCTTAGTGCAATAGGTGGAGTAATGGGATACATAGCCTGGAAGTGCAGATAGCTATTTAGACTTTTCCAAATATTCCATCTTAGTGTTTAGAACCGCCATTTCTTTGGTATGATTTGTAATACAGGTCGTATTCTCTTTAATGGCCGTTTCTAGGCGATCTACCGTTGTCTCAAATTTATGCATAAATTGCTGTAAATCGGCCTTAGATGCAACTACTTTGAAAAAGAATATCACTGAGCTTATCCCCCCCACAAAAGCTCCGGCCACCAAAAATACTATAAATACTGAAAGGCTGGAAGAATTATTTAATATTCTGAGTAAAATAGTAAAATTTGTCATCCTTCACATCCTAGCATTAAAGCCTCTTTAATGGTCAAAGTCCTGGTTCCTTTAGAGTCAATTGAAAGTATTTGTCTAGCATTTTTCCTGTTTGATGATGAAATATGCACCCAATTCGGCCTTCCAGCGGTCCCGTATTCGTGAATAACTTGGTCTATATCGAATTTATCTAGGTTCATGCAGACAAAAGCGAATAAATAGAAATTGGCATTGTTATTGGATTTTAGAATTATATCCTTAATTTCGCTAAATTCTTTCTTAATTTGCAATAGTAACACTTGCTTTATCGTATTTATTGCATCCTCTTTACTCTTGACTATGCAATCCGCCGCCTCTCCAAGTAAATGCTGACTTCCAGAGTTACTTCCTACCCTTGAATTAAGCTCTGGACAACGATATCCGCTAGATATACTAATTGGATATCCAAGCGCTGATCTAATCGGCTGAAGAGCTGTTTTACAGAGGTATGCTAAAGACTTAACTGCCAGTTTTGGTGGATTAAATTGATATTCGGTTAAATTCGGTGGTTCTTTAGCCTTATCGCTTTCTAGAAATTCGTATAACGAAAAGTTTTCTGATAGTTTCCAGTTTTGAATCATTTATTGTGGCTCCTCTTCTTGTAAAGTATCTCTTGCTTCTTTAAAGATCCGATATGTTGCATATTTTAATGGCTGTGATAGCTTGGCAAATGCTGGGGTGGATATCTTGCTTTCAATGGCATCTATTGTCTTTTTGGCAGAAGACGCACCTAGATCCCCATATTTATTGAAAGCATGTACCGCAATAACGGCATTCATTGCAGGCTTCAATCCAGGCACATAAGAAGAAAGCTTATTGCCCAATATAGATAACGCCATCATACTGCCCATACTTTCCTTTTTAGGCATACTCGATTCGATTTTATATTCTTTTTGGTAAATTTTTCTATTTGCATATTTATTTGCCCTTTCGATTTCTTTGATTTTAGATGTCGTTTTCGATATATTTTGCTGTAAACGTTTGGCAAGCTCTCCTTTGAGGGCCGTTTCATCTGGAGAATTTTTCAATGCTTCCTCAAGATATTTTTTTGAAGACTGTAATTTTTTAACATCCAAAATATTCTTAGAAATATTGTCTAAGCTTCCTTCAACTTTTTCTGCAAACCCTGTTAAACCATTTTCTTTCAAAATATCAACGGATTTAAATAATGCTCCAACTCTTTTATATTCTTGCTGAACATAATCTTCTAAAGGTTCTTTACCCGATTCAATTACCTTCCTAAAATCTTGCATAGTTTTTGGAAAATTTGATCTATTCCATCCAAAAATTTCATCTTGCTTTCCTAATGAAGAATCTGATATATCTTTCAAATTTGAAAATCTACGATATTTTTCAGTTAAGTCCTTATAGTTACTACCAGGAACATTATCGATTGCATCTTCTACAGAAGAAGACATAGCTCTTAAAAGAGATTTAACATCTCCTTGTGATCTTGATTTTATTCCAGATGCTGTTTCTTGTAGGACTTGTTTAAATTGATGAGCTTCCTTTGCCGTTATATCAGCCCCTTCTTCAATTTTTGTAAATATTGATTTTAAATTATTTCTTGCTTTTGGAGGTATTGTTTCTATTAAAGAAACTCCGCTATCATTCTTTCTGCTCAATACAGATTTTTCAAACGCTTCCCATCCCCCCATTTTCTTGACTTGCTCGGATGATGCCGCTATTGGCGAATCCGAGACTTCCCCGGTTAATCTACTTATTAACCCTTTTGTATCTTCCATATTTACATACTTGCTTCCAAATGGACCGTCCAAGAATTTATTATATTTATCGCTAAAATGTTTCTGTAAAGAATCAGTTACATCAGAAACTAATGGCATTAGTTTTTTAGCTCCTTGAGATATAGAATTTTCAAGAAGATCTATGGATGTTTCGGTATTTGCTATATCGCCTTTCAATTTAATTTGTTCTGGGAAAAGTTTGTTAGTTCTAAATGCTTCCAGCGTTCTATCGCTTCCAATTTTAAAACGTTCAATTTCATCTTGCAGCTTTTCGATCTTGTCAGCCGTACGAAATCCAAGCCATTTTTTAAGATGTGCTAGATTTTCTAGTTTTTGCTTTGATTTCGAATATATTTGTGGCCTACTAGCCATTTCCCCCAGCTTTGTTCCAATCTTTTCACCAGCCGCTGTAGCAGCCTGTCCAGCCATACTAAACGGGACGCCAACAGCTGTAGCTATTCCACCTTCTTCAACCGCTCCCTTTGTAGCCTCTTTCAAAGACTCGCCACCAACCAAACCTTTTATTTCATCAGAGATAGCAGTTATCGACCCAAATTGCAAGGATGGTATCAGTGCTCTAACTGCAACTCTCGCATAAGGAGAGGATAGTTTTTTGGCTGCTTCCAATCCTTTGGCTGCAAGACCTTCACCAGGGGTGATAAAATAGGGAGCAAGAGATGCGGCATCTTTGACAAAATATTTTAAATCATTTAATTTCATTTGAAGATTGACATCTGAATCCGATAATCCTTGACTTTTAAGATCGGCATATTTTTGAGCCTTTTCCGAATCCCTTTCTTCGAGAGTCTGACCAAAAAGAAATTTAGTAGCCCCAGGAAACGTTTCTGCCAAACTCTCACCTTTAAATTGAGGATATTTTTGTAATTCTTCATTTTTACTTTGTTGTTGAGAATTTTGATACTGATTTTTATATTGATTATAAGCAACAGATTGATCTTGAGCAGATTCGTTAGCACCCGATTTTTCCAAATTGCTAATATCTTCATCGGTAAATTCTAATGGTGATCCTTGAGATGACGGAATATTTTCAGGAGTAGATAAATTCTGAACTTTGGAACTGCCGGTAATTATCTGAGGAGAATCAGCCATCGAAGAAATATTAAATTTCTCCATATTCTGAATATCATCATCCGAAAATTCCAATGGAGAAGACATTATATCTGTGTCCATTTGCCATTGGCATTTCTTTTGACCTTTATCGGCTTCCCATTATGAAAAACGGATTTTACCTCTCCTACCTTATAAGATTCGGAAGACTGAGAATTATTAAGTCCAACAGAGCCATTTAACCTCTGAATTATTTCATCTTTAGACATTTTGTATGTATCGGCCCTATTTGAAAAATTGTTAATTTCTTTTTTGATTACATTATTTTGATATCTTAATTGAGCCTCCGCACCCTTCACTATCATCTTACGGTCTTGAGGCGTAAGATTCTTCCCACCAATGGCCTTTTGAGTTGCTCGATATATTTTAGTTCCTAAATCAGCATCCCCCATTAAATCCCTATAAACTGGCAAGCTAATTCTTCCGGCAGCCCCCTTAAGAAGGATATCTTTACCTTGCGCATCATCCGCATTAGTTCCCATTTTAAAATGTTGAATCGCATCGCTAATATAATTTCTAGAATCAGTTGCTTTTTTAACTGTTGGAACTTTAGCAAATTCATTTTCAATATTTAATTGTTTATCATATTCTTTTTTAGCTTTATATCCCTCAACTTGATTATTAACATTAATTGCCCCTTTTGCACTAGCAATATTAAGCTGTTGTTCATAGGTTAACGGATCATGTTCTTCTACTTTAGATTCCCATTCAACATTCCCTTTACCGTCCAACTTTTTATATATGTATTTCCCAGCAGGAGGTACCCCTGTAGATTCTTCTACCTCTTTTGCTACTTGTGGCGTTACTAATGTTTTTACACCAGGACTTACTTTTCCATCTGAAGATACAAAGAATTGAATATCTTTAGGGTCTAATCCAATTTTTTCAAATGCAGATTTTATAATTGGATTTTGCGAAAGGGTATTATAGGTTTTATCTAGCTCTTCCTGTCCTTTTTTTGCGGCACTTTTTATAATGGGGGTAAAAATTTCGGTAACATTTTTTAAATCGGTAAACGCTTGCTGTCTTTTATTGGATTCCATAGTTTGTTCATCCATAAGTTGCTTCATCGCACTTGTCTGCCGATTTTCTTCAAAAATCTGTCTATTTTGATCTTGTGTTTCTTGATTATTCTGCAAAATCTGTTGATTCATTGCTTTTTGTTGACCCTGTTGAGTTCCTAATGCAATAGAATTGGGTATGTTTGCAAATTGTGCTGATATTGGGTCTAACTGCGAATTAAACATTATTACTCCTTATCCTCCTAATCCTGGTGATACATAGTAAGGCGATCCAGGAGCGTTATACTGTGGAGTGGCACCAGGAATACCCCCGGCATTTTGTTGAGCTCCGTATTGTAACGCAGCATTTAAACCAGCACCAAGAGCCTGCCATGGGGCCTGAGCTGCCTGATATCCTAATTGTGCCTGCTGTATACCAGAATTATATTGTTGTGTGGCAGCCCCAGTCAATGAATTAGCTTGCGCAACCGCATTACTAGATTGCAGGTTTGCGATATTAGATCCAAGTAAGCTCGCCATTCTAGCCTTATTTAACTCAGACTGCTGTGCTATATCCGCCTGCGTCGTTCCGGTACTATATTGGAGATTTGCAATATTAGTGCCAAGATTATTATTCAGATTAGCTAAATTCTGTCCATATTGGTTATTGTATTGTGCTAATTCTTGACCAATTAATTGCTGTTGATTTGCAACCGTATTCCCAGCATTAGCTGTTAATCCAGCAATATTTGTACCAGCCTGCGAAGATAAATTCCCAGTCAATTGACCTGTCTGTGCATTATAAGACGCTGTCTGATTTCCTGAATTTTGGTTTATATTGGCAATTTGAGAAGCAGCTCCATATCCAGTATTAGCAAGTGACTGGGCGGCCTGCATTTGTCTTTCGGCCTCTTGTGCACTAACAGCCAAATTTGCTTTTTGAGCCAACTCAGCACCAAACCCACTGCCAACTGCCTGTCCACTAGCCTTTAAATATCTATCGGTTGCCTTTGTTGCTTCAGCCAATTGGAATTGGTATAAAGGGGAATCGGGAGTAGATCCAAATTCTTTTAAAGCTTCTGCTTTTTGTTCTGGATTAAGCATTCCGCCTAGAAACTGAATCTTTTGAATAGCTTTCTCTCCGGCATCAGCATATGGCTGAAGAGATGCAATGCTTTTATCAGATCCCTCTTTAATTGCCTGAATAGCCTTTTCGTTTCCGCCAGTAATATAGTCAAAGGCCTGATCATTCCATCCAGTAATTGCCTGAATTGATTTAAGAGTCGCCCCATTTACGGTATCAGCTGCCAGTAAACCAGAATTTACCAAATCCTTTACCGTTGCCTGCTGAGCACTTGCAAATATATCAGCAGATTTCTTGGTAAACTCCTTCATAGTCTGAATTGCGCCACCTTGTGTGTTATTCAATGCGGTTATCGCCTTAAATGCCGCATCATCAATAAGCCCTCTAGCCTTTAAATCGGCGGCCTCCAGGCTACTAATAGCCTCTTCTTGTCCCTTTTGAAGAAGTTGCTGAGCTTCTTTATATGCTTTTTGTTCTTCAATAGAATTTTGGGCCAACTGGTTTCTGGCAGCATTTGCATTGCTTGAAGATACTATTCCACCAATTAGCGATGAACCAACAATTGCTGCGGCTACGAAAGACATTTCTTATCCTCCCTTGATATAAATTTATCTAAATTATCGAATGAATCTACAACAATTTGATTTTCTAACTCTTGGATATCAGTTGTATTTGATTTATTTTCATGTACTGTCATCCAAACTGTATCTGTAATTGCTAATCCAACCCTTTTTGTACCGGGTTTTGATAAAATGGTAGTTGGTGCTGATACTTCGTATTCTGATTCTGGGTCAATAATTTTTATTGTCCCTTGAGAAATAATATTTAGGTGCTCTGTCTTGTGTATTTTCCCAGTAAGCATTACTCCTGCTGGGATAAATAGTTCTCTAACATACACGCCAGGAGAAAAATGATGCTTTACTTTCAATTCAACCTGTTCATGATTAAACATTTCATTTTCAAGGCCCATAATAAAATCTCTTCTTTCTTGAGCCGATTCTAATTCTAAGTTGTGTATTTTAATGTTAGTACCCCTCTTTGGATGTCTCCATCGCTAAAACTAGAGTCATCAAAGACCCCTCCACTGACGCGTGATAAAAATACATTTGATGTACCAGAAATTAATTTGCATTCTTCTATTCCATCTTTCACAAGTGAGGCTTCAAATATTTCTGATTCATCATCATTATTTAAGATAAAGTTAATCCCAATTATTCTCTTTATATTCAGATTAGCATTTATTGGAACTAAAATAGAAGAATCAGATTGCATATCCCAATAAACCTGGTATATATCAGTTCTGGTAAGTTGACTTCCTGCCAACATTCCATAAATATTTTGCAGGAAACTTAATACTCCATTAATTTCTGAAACCCCCTGAAAAGGAGGAACCTTATTTGGAGGCCTAAAAGTCATTGACATCTATAACCTCCGAAGATTCCCCAATTACCAATGGAATTGGGTCAGACATTTTGAATTGATACTGTCTAGAATAATAACTGCCAAAATTTCTTATTTTATAAAGAAATGCTGTTTTCCCCTGTGGCTTAAGAGCAATATATCTGTAGTTACTCCATTCTGAATTTCCATCATCTCGATATCGAATTAGTAGCTTTCCTTCTTCGTTGTGCCCATCTCCGAACCCAACTCCCGATTTAATTCTAATAACAAGTCCATATGAGATTTTCTTGTATTGGTCGGACCCATGGTTTAAGAATCCCATAGTTTTTTCCCAGTGAATTTTTTGTTCGTCATCATTATAGAAATTCTCATTCATAGTAAAAATATTTGAATATTTCCAACTTCCAAAGAAATGTAAATTCCATCCATTTGCATATGCATAACATCCACCAAGGAATCTATTTCTGCTAGAAGTTGAAGAGTCAAATTCACTCCAACGGCACCAATAATCGGTCTGAAAATCATAAACTAAAGTTTGATTTTCTGTTGGGAATGAAAACAATAAGAAATGACGCCCTAAAACTGTAACATAATCGGCAGTAGCATCTGAAACCGTTTCAAAACCCTGAATCAATTTATCGAATGGAGTACTCAAAATTTGTGGGGTAACTCCTTCTAATCTACATAGTCTTCTTTTATCATCAAATAAAAATCCTATTTCATTTGCAAATACAGTAGAATATGGAGCCATACCACCCCTAGCATAAGTAGCCCCCTGAATTCTGCTAAATGGGGTTGTTGCATCGTCAAAAAAGAACTCGGTAGATACCGAACCAATAACGATTATTGTACGCTTGTTCACATATAGGCTAACAACATCGTCTGGGTCGCTTTCTGCTGTAAATACGTCTAATGCTTGCCAATCTGTTGGTGCTACACCTGAAAAGTTTGCAAAGTGTATTTGCCCGCTACCTACATTATTCGCCAAAATATATTGGTCATAAAAAACAACATGCGTGACATTTTGTGGGGCATCTGAATCGGTTATCGCAATTGTTGAAGCCGTACCATCTGTATAAACCATTTGAGAGCCATTTGCAATAACCAAATAACCTCCATTATCTGTAAATGTTGCTCTATTTGCCGTTCCTGTAAGGGGATCTCCAGTAAGATCAACTAGAGTGCCCGATTCATTGATAATTTTAAAAATCTTTCCATCAGATACAACAATCAATGCCTGTTTTTTTATCCACCAATAGAGCCCGTCAATCGACTTGAAAGAATCTAATATTAATTTTGTTCTTAGTCCGGGTCTTTTGTAGGATATTTTATTATCCTCTACTATTTGGATATACCCATCCCAAAGCTCTGAACTCAAATTATCTAGAGCCAGTATATCTGAATTCTGGTACGGGAAATCATTTATGGGAAATGGAACTGTTTTTGACATTTATTTTGACTCTAATGCCTTTATTCTTTTTTCCATTTGAATCAAATACAAAAATATCTCTTCAAGCTTTTCCAATATGAAATCACTTCTTTTAAATGTTCCCATAGCTTTGTCAGATATTCCTGGTAATCTAAAATTTTCCTTCAAATAATTTTCAAGACTATTTAAATTTATTAATCCAGAATATGTAGAGGCACCTTCATTTTTAGAAAATTTATCAATTTTCCCAGTAAAAAAATGCTCTAAAACGTAGTCTGGATTTGTATAAGCTGTATTATTTTTATAAATATCTCCCGAAATATTTATTGTCCCTATTCCTTTATTTCCTCCGGTAGGGGACCCCACCGTAACTCCTCCATTATAATAAAAATCAACAAGCCCCGTTCCGCTTAAAAATTCTAACCTTTCACTTCCGGTAGTCATCTCCCCCCTAATTTGAAGCTTTCTAGTTCCATTTGGATTTTGAAATGTTTGAATTACTGACCCCGATGTATTATTAAATGATTGCAAAATTAAATTTTCATTTATGCTATTTGAACTAGAATTAATCTGTAAAAAATTACCATTAATCGTTACATCATTAGTTGATGCATTAATAACAAAAGTAGATGTATCTACTGTAAGTCCTCCTGAAATAGTTAAGGATGACAAGGTCCCTACTGAAGTAATGTTTGGTTGAGATGCGGTTAGAACCTCTCCCGTTAGATTTCCGGTAACATTGGCATTAACAGTTGTTGTAGTAACTATTCCTCCATCAAAAGTAGCCCCTTCAATAGATATATTCCTTCCTGGAAAAGCAGTAAATACTAAATTTGAGTCTAAAATACCCGTTAATGTAGTTCCATCAAAGGAAAAGTTTCCATCAATTACAACCGCCTGACCTGTAAATGGCAATATATTTAAGGCGCCACTTGTTGAGCTTAATGTATTCCCATTTAAGTTTAAATTGTCTACTTGCTGAGACCCAGTTATAGTTAAAATTCCTGTCATCACTCTATCGGTGGACGCCCCCCCATTAAGCCAGATAGTCGGATAATCATTTATCTTTGAGTTTAAAGTAGTCGTTCCGGCCCCTCTAAATATATTGTACAAAGGAGCTTCGACTACCCCTGAAAAGGATAATGTAACCCCTGTTGATGTTGTTGTATATGCTCCCATGCCATACTTAAGATTTATATTACTTGGGATAGTTAAGTTATTTCCAATTTCCCAATTTCCTGCTGAAAGATATACTGACCTGTCCTCTCCCGCCGCACTAATAATTGCTAATTGAATAGTATCCCCATCCATTGGCCCAAAATCAGTAGCAATAATATCTCCGAAAGCATTTCCAGGGTCAGGATTAAAAAATAATCCATCCCAAGTATGAATAATTGTTCCTGTTTCATCCTTAACAACAACGGTATAAAGTCCATCTGCATAAATATTTGCAACTCCGACAGTGTCTAGAGTGTAGGGATTAGCCGCCAAATCCATTTTTCTCTCATCTAGCCAAATATCTTTTAAAGTAGCTGTTCCACTTTCATAGAAAGTAACGGTTCCATTTTGCAATACCGATCCAGTAGAATCTACTAGCCCTGATAATAAAAACCCAACGTATAATGCATCTGCCATCTTAATTCCCCCTATCTATGTAGCATCGGCTGAAAATCAACCGGGCCGCTTTCGTGATCTAATTGTTTAGCTATATCGTAAGCATCTTTAAATTCTTTCTTTAAAACTCCAAATCTATCTGGTGGAATACCTTCTCCAGGCGCTAATTGCACTGCCAATCCCTTATAAAGAGGCATCATCCATTCATTTAAGAATGTGGTTTTGTCAGAAGGATTATCAACAGTTTGCGTATAGCGATATACTGCAAGTTGAATTGCATAATCGGTTGCATTGTTGGGAGCAGGGTACAAATAAACCTGAGGAGTTGGCTGACGACGGTAAAAATACTGCGTTGGCTTTCCGGATACTGAAATATCCCCAAGTGTAAAATACATCTCTTCGGTCATTGACAATAAGAACTGCTCAAATTGACCAGAAGATTGGAATATTCTTGCCATTTTAATTCCAACGATACTTGGATCTAGAGAGAAGTTCCCAATGAATGTGTATGGGGTATCAACTACCCATGGAGTGCCCGAAGAGGTCTCAAGTTTCTTCCAATAAGGTATCCACTGATTCCCGCTTACGGGCCTCGTATTGGTAGTTGAGATATGATTTAGAATGCATTGATAGTCAATTCCATCATCACCTAAAACAATGCTAGATTCTGTAAATTGCTGGGTAATCCATTCTTCTTCCCACAGAAACACATTATCGGCACGCCAATTCTGCACCATAGCATTTAAGATGTCGGAAGCTATACTATACTGCTCATCAGTCAGTGTTTGACCCTGTGTGTATGCCCCGACATCTCTGTAGGCAAGCTCGATAATGCGATTCCGCATTAATTCAAAAGAATAGTTACCTGAAGTTGTCATTATTCAGCTACTTAATCCTTTACAACTTCGTGACAATCTAAATTTGTCTGTAATTTTTCCTCTGAAACAGAAGCCTCCTCTTGCCCTGGTAATTCAGGAAGTGCCTGAGAAAATTTTATTAACTCTAGACCAAACTTAGTGGGAATCTCCTGTGCAAATGCGATTAATTTGTTTTTTTGTTCTTCCGTCATTAGAAAGTTTTTCATAATTATCTCCTTTTAATTTATACTCTGAATTTCCAGGCTACTTTTCTTGCGTCTAGTACATTGGATGATGTAATCGTAAATGAAGTTCCTGGGGTTCTTGCTGAAACATTAATAGCACCTAAATTTAAAGTGCCATTTTGAGCAGTTAAGAAAATCTCACTGTCAGCAGTTACCCTTGAATCATTTACCACAACTGATCCCAAACTAAGATTTGCAGTCCCATGAGCCTCAACTACATTTTCACCATTGAAAAATATTCCTTCTGGTGAATTTATTAGAAATTTGTAAGGGGTCTCCAAAATAAATTGAAAGTCCTCGCTGTTCCCCAAATAATGTTCGTTTGCCATTTTTCTCGTTCCTCCTTAAAATATTCCAAAATATCTTGATCTTGACCGGTCATATATAAATTCCAGCACCCTCGTTTGGTTTGCCGAAACTGTTGGACCAGTACCAGAAAAAGATACATTGGATGAGAAAGTTAAGGTGGAACTACCACCGGTATTAGCCACAATTAATGTTAGCCTTTGAAAGTTAGCTCCATTAGCAGGAGGGGAAACACTCATTGTAACTGTCATGGAACCAGAAACGTTTGTTGAAACCATGCTAGCTCTAGACCAATCAATCGCTGCTCTGGAAAATGTAGGCGAATTTGAATATCCATAATAGTCAGTTAAGAACGAGTCAGCGGTAACGGTATCCCCCATCCTTATCAATCCGGTTCCTGAATTGTTAATTCTTAAATGACCATTTGCTCCACTCTCTCGTGTAATAGAGGCATAAGGGGTTAATATTTCCGAATCTGAATAAAAATTAATCTCAGTTGCGGCCGCATTAGTACTATCGTAATTTAACTGTATCCCAGTAGTAACGCTCCCTGATCCCTTCAAAATTAAATCCTTCCCGTCAATTCTGGTTGATCTAGACGAGCCAGAACCGCTTATAATAGTTTGATTAGTTCCCGACTGTGAGATAGTTGTATAATCTACATTATTCCCTATTCCAAACGTTCCCCTTACCTGTAATTCAAACTGTGGGGTTGGAATCTTTATTCCGGTATATCCGTTGGCTCTATTATAAGTTAAGTCCGTTGTAGGAGATGCTGATATATTTCCATTAATGGATGCAACCAATACGGCCCCTACTGGAAATGAAGATATATTCATTGAGTTCATAGTGACTCTGCCGGTTACATTAAGGCCGCCTCTAACCTCGGTATCATCATTCAAAATCAATGGGTCTACAGCAGTAACAAGCCAAAGTTGTCCGTTTGTTGTTTGTATCAATGTGTTGCTAGTTCCAACGGAAGTCGTTCTCGCTGTTGAATTTGTTAAAATCTGAAACCTTCCACTTGCGTCATCATTTTCTAATACAATATTGGACGCAGCATTTACACCAGAATTACGATTTTTTAACTTCATTCCAGTTCGGCTACTGGTAACATCCCAAAATCCATCTAAAAACAATCTATTGGTCGCATTTCCAACATAAAATGAATTTTGACTAGCGGCCTCATCCTGAACAACAAAATAAGCATTTCCTAAGTTTGTCGTTCCGACTGCCAGCCCTTTATTAGTCCAATCCCAATATAACGGGTATGCAGATAATGGAGTAGTTAAAAATCCATTCGTTGAAGAAACTAAAACCCCCCCCACTGACGCGCCTGTTATTACAACTGAATTCGCTGTTAGCGCGCTTATTGTGCCAACACCGGTGATAGCTCCAAAGTTTCCAGTCACTAGATTCAGATTCGTCACAACCCCATTACCAAGAGACCCAACACTTCCCGCTGAAGTTGCGTAATTCGCAGTTGATGTGTAGTTGGCAGTAGTCGAGGTTAAAGCAGATGCCGCACTTCCAGCTGAAACCGAATAATTGGAAGTTAAACTGTAGTTCGAAGTCGAAGAAGTAATCGCTGATGTTGCAGATCCTGAAGTTGCAGAATAGTTCGATGTAGAGCTATAGTTTGCTGTCGTTGCAGTAATAGAAGCCCCGGAATTTAAAGAAAAGCTGGCCGTAGAAGAATAATTCGCCGTCGTGCTCACCAAAGAAGATAGAGAGATCGTTGCGAAATTTGCTGTGCTTGAATAATTTGCAGTTGTAGATGTTAATGCGCTTGTTGCCAATGTCGATGTGTTTGCAAAGTTTGCAGTTATAGCGAAATTCGCGGTTGAGGTCATGGATGAAGTCCCTGAACTCGTAGAATAGTTTGCGGTTGATGCCAAAAAAGAATAATCAGAAGTTACCGATAATCCAGAAAAAGCAGAAAGAATAGCATAATTTGAGGTTGATGATGTATATGAGTAATTAGCTGTTGATGAAGTCAATGAATAATTTGAAGTATTATTTATTGGATTTCCATTTATAGTGAAAGCAGTAGCGTTTATAGTTCCAACTACTACTAGCTTTTGAGTTGGGAAATTTTCGCCAATACCAAAGTTGCCATTCTTTAAGACTACCACCGCGTTAGACGAACCCGTTAATTGATCTGTTCCATTTCCAATAATAAACAATGGGTCAGTATTCACCCATACAGTGGGGTTTCCGGTTGAAGCAAAATTGTATCGTCCTATAACAAACGAATTATATGGGAGCGCATATGTTCCCTGCCCTATAGAGGTAGCGTATGCGCCCTCTCCAGATCCAGTGATCGCAGAAAACCCAGCAAATCCTCCTGCACTAGACCTGCCAAATGCTACTGATGAATCTCCAGATGCAACACTTGCAAACCCAGTTGCGAATGTATGAGGCCCTCTTGCAATGACTGCCCTCCCTATGCCGCCTGAATAATTTCCTACTCTTCCAGCTCCCCATTCATCATCAATGGTTGTTCCAGCTCTAAAGGCAGATTTTCGAGGGTAAAAATACATTAATGTCCCAGAACTTACGCTTGGAACCTGATTTCCAACCAATGTGGTTCCCTGAATTAAAATAGATCCATCTGTATCTATTAAGGCACTTCCAAGACTTCCGGTAACTGTTAAACTAGACTGTAAAACCACAGAATTATTGTAATTATCTGTAACAATTCTTGAAGGTAAGTCAGATAAGAAATTAGCTGTAGAGGAAAAAAAGGCATAATTAGCAGTAGAAGAAATAATATTTAAGGTAGAAGAGATTATATTCCCAGAAACCACCAAATTATTCACATTTAATGTGGGGGAAATAGCTGTAGTTCCAGTTGTCCAATTATAAAATATATTACTTGTTGGAATTGGGTATTGATTTCCCATATTGCCGCTAACAGCAAAAAATGTTCCGCTTGGAGCGGGAGCTGCAAAAGAAACAGAATAAATTAACAAAAGAGAAAGAATTGAAAATATAATTTTTTTAATCATTTATGCTTCTCCCGGATTAATTCGATAATTTCCAATAATTCCACCAGTTAAAGGATTGACTGTAAGTATTCCATTTAAATCTACATTCCCGAATTGTGTTGGAGAATCAAAAGACAAAGTAAATGTTCCTATAGGCCCTTCAGTGACAACTATTTGCCCTATAGTTCCGAGTATGGCCTCAACGCCACCACCGCCACCACCACTTCCAAGACTTAGGCTTGGCAATGAAAGAGCACTAGTCATTACATTCCACCCATTTTCAATGAAAGAGTTGGCAAAGATAGCGTCGGTAAGCTTAAGCTTTCTAAACTCATAGTTTCAATACTTAAATCGCTTGACATTAAACGACTGTTATCTCCGCTGATCCAGTGGTATACGAGTTAAATGTCAATCTAATTGCAACAGGAGGGGCAGCATAACCCCCTTCTCCAGAAACAGTTGCATTTGCAATTGCTGTACTAGCATTATTGTTTGCAGTTACAAACTTTGATGGGTTTGTAATATAAGTAATATCCTGAAGGTCATCCTCAGTTGCCTGAACAGTATAATTTAATGTTGATCCTGGAAATACTTTTACCCCTACCGCAGTTGTAACGCGATGTTTTTGATAGTGATCTGTCATAATCCAGGCAGTTGAGGCCATCCCATTTGTTCCGGCTGTTACAGCTCCTGCGGTATTCCCACTTACTGTAATTCTTGTAACTGTTTTAAAATCCTTGTTTGATACCGCTGCGGCACCTGATGCGCCCAAAAAAGATTCTTGCTGAGTAATATTGTCTCTATTTGTCCCATAAACTGTAATAGTAATACCAGTATCATCGGCTGCCGAAGTTACAATAACCCTTCGAGCTACATCTAGCGTAGCCACGCCACTGGATACCAATGATCCATTTAATGTTAAATTTTGAACTCCACCCACTGATGGGGTCTGAGATTGAGCAATGCCGTTTGCTACAGCAGATGCTAGGCTTAATATTTGTCTGACTGGATACGACATTTTCTTTCTCCTTTAATCGATTCGATAAATATGTTCTGAATAAATTCCCGCAGTTCTCTTTTTTGCATCCATATTTGGCGGATAACTGTCCCTGCAAAGATCGCACACTAATAAATTTGTTACATCTTCTCTTGATAAATCACTTCTAAAATAAACTATTCCCGTACTATCCCCCCCGCACCGATCGCATGGCCTTCGGTAATCGAAAGCCTTCTTTATGCGAGTCGGTAGTCTTAAGTAGGTCATTTTTGTCCCTAGGTTGCCTCAACCAGAACTGCTAAACCAGAGGTATTGTTCACAGGAGGAGCCCCATTGATATAAGTACATCCTGACTCGGTGTTTGCTTCCCAATCAGTTGCTCCTACCAAGGTAGTTTCCTGACCATTCAAAAGGAATAGGCCCCCAGCGCTAGAGCTAATCGCTCCCCACTCTGTCATTTGGGTTGCAGCTGACTTGATTGCATTAACAAATCTGCAATTCAAAAATTCAGTAGTTCTATCTATGGAAGCAGCGGTATTAGCACTGATGAATACTCGACCTGCGGCCCCCGAATAAGTTGGGAACATGCACCCTTTGAATAGGTTTCGAGTTGCAGAACTTTGGAAAAGCACTTCATACGTAGAAGTAGTTCTAGTAATTGTGTCTAAACCAATTGTGCAATTCTCAAATGTATTTTCTGATGCTCCACTCATAACTAAACTACAAGCAGTTGCGACATCCATAGTTGCATTCCCAATTCCTTGAATACATACGTTATAGAAATAGTTGCGCTGTCCTGTAACTTGCAAACATACTTTACTAGTAGCATCGGCTACTCCGTGGAAAATACTCCAATTAGCAAAAATGCAATTTGAAGCAGTAATATTCATTAAAGGAGAAATTCCAGTTGCTGTAGAAAGCTGTGCAATACGAGCACGTTGGCTATAAATTGTTGGAGCGCAAATACCAATAAGGTGAGTGCTATCTTTACTCCAAGTCAATGTAGCTGATTGATAGTCAGTTGTTAATGATCCTGTGTTTCCTTGAGAGAAGAATACAACAACATCATTAGCTCCTGAAGTTGCTAAGGAATGTGCTTGTACTAGAGTTTTAACGGCAGTAGCTGGGGTCAATCCATCATTGCCATCAATCCCAGACGATGGTTCTACAAAAATATAGCGACCCTGTGTAGGGAACAAGTTCCCACACACCGGTACGCCCATACTCGTAATGCCATTTGGAAAGTTTGTGTATTGTGCATTCGACATAGATATTCTCCTAAATTCCTGGATTTCCCCATGCTGAACGAGGGTCATACCATCCCCATGCAGAACGGAAGTATCCAATATATTGCTGAACTAATTGTCGAATGACAGTGACATCCATCAGTCGGTAATCTTCACGATTTTGGTAGACAAGCCCTTTAACGTTTGTACGGATAAAGTATGCGTACGGACTTGTTAGATACTGAGGAACTACAAATCCTTTAGGAAAATAGTCAGTTCCAGGTCCAACAGGGTTGATGGCGTTGTTAGCAGTTGCAACCTCATGTGTTGAAAGCATAAGTTTTTGTGCTTGAAAACGGTTCTTTTTCTCAATGATTAAACATTGAGGAGTAGCCATCATCTTTTCACCACGAGCATCTACAAAGTTTTGGATTCCAATAAAGTCATCTCGTAAACTTGTCTCTGAAAGGGATGCCCCGTTTACCGGACGGTTAGCATATGTGCCACCATCAATAGTAGTGTGTGAAACACTAAATAATGGTTGTCCGTCTGCTCCCAAGAAGGACATCGAAAAACCATTAACTAAGATGTTAGTTGCAATAATTTCCTTGGTTCTCATACCTGCATCAGCAAGATCAGATGGGAATGATTGAACAATATTGTAAAGGTCATCTTCTTGCAATTCATGTGTAATTTCAAAACCGCTTGAGTATGAAACGTTCACTAGAATGGTTTTTAGGCCTTGAGCTGCATTTTGAAGATTTGAGTTTGTACCTTGAGGTTTAGCAGCAAACTTTTTAAAAGCTCCAATTTCTTGGTACTGCTCAAAAGACTGCTTACTTGGTACTTCATCCATATACTTAGTAAAAGTTAATGGATATTGATCTCGTCGTGCCCCGAAAACTAATGTTAACTGCTTGGTTAACAGACTGGGGAAATTACCTGTATTCATTGGCATTGTTTTTTACTCCTTTTACTATTAAACGCTTGTAGTACTTGCGTAAATATTTTCAACAAACTGAACAATAACTTGTGCATTTGTACCGAATTCATTGCCGGTAGCCGGGTCTAGCCCAATGATTCGTAATGTTGGTTCGCCACCACCAAAACTAGCTGAATCTAATTGGAATCCTGAAATACCAGTAGAGGTACTACCCGCACCAGCAACATAATCGGCTGTAGTATTGATATTTGTTAAAACAAATCCTGCACTTGCCTGAATAGTAAATAACTGTTCAGCCACCGGCACTCCAAGAACATACCCAGCTGTTAAGGCTGGCAAGTACAATAAAGGCATTCCGTTTGCATCGGTAAAGCCGGTTGCAACCGCAGCATTTGCTATACCAGAAGCAGCAGCCCCTACATCATAATTGCCAGAACCCAAAGCAATGATTGGGTCTCCAATAAAAATATTACTTGCATGATCGGCGGCTACCGCATAACTTCGAGTTGGGGTAGTCGCGCCGTCAGTCAATTTGTCAACAGGAATAAACCCATGTGGGCTATTAATATTTGCCATTTTACTTTTCTCCTTTAAATTTAGTTTCCTTAATTCAAAAAGAGAAAAATGGAAACTTTAGCTTTCTTCTCTTTGTATTATAATTCCTCGATCATTAAACCCTCTTGGAGACATTCCCCCTCGGGCTACAAAGCTTTCTTCACTTTGTATATCAACTTCTGCGGCCATATCGGCCCATATTGATTCAATTTGTTTTTGTAAGTCTTTTGAATAAATTAACGCTGTTAGTTCTTTATAAACGATTCTTCCATTTATAAATCCATTAACTTCTCCTGGTAACGCATTCTCAAATAAACAGTCGCTGCCTTCCACTTGATTCGGCTGTGCTAACTGACATCCCCATGATCTTCGTACTGCCATTTCTTCAGCAGATGCCCAATAAATCACCATGTTGGGATCTTTTGGTCTTATTAAATCACGAAAGCCTCCTGATAGAAGTGCTTTTAAAGGACGATTTGGAACGTTAAAACTATTTGCAGCTTGCGCCGATAAATCTGATGCTGTTGTAGCAGGCATATTACCCGAAAGTGCACTGGAATTTTTTTGTTCTTCTTGCTTTTTAGCAATTTCTTGTTTTTTCCAGCGAAGTTTTGAAGAAACACTTGTTATTTCACTTTTAGTTAAAGCACACGTTTCCGTATGTCCGTCTTCAAATGTAAATCTGTATTCTCCATTTCCAAGTTTATCATAAGTAACTATGTTTTCAAGATCAATATTTCCGGTCATTTTAAGCCTCCAAAGCCTGTAATTTTAAGTAGTGATCCCTGATTTCCGAATCCGTTTTTAAATGAGGATTTGTGCCTTTAATAAACTTATATTCTTCCTCAGTCATTTGAATAGATTGCTGAGAAGTAGTAGCCGGTCTAAATTGACTAGAGGGCTCTACCATTCCAATTCCAGCAAATTGGGATTGTACCGGAACATAGCCAGAAGGGGCTACCGGCGCTTGTTGTTGAGGGAAAGCTCCCATTACTCTTCTGGCAACCTCATCTAATCTTATTTCAATAGGCTGGGATGCCCAATTAGGATCATTTCTTAATGCCACATCAACTTGAGCAGAATAAGAAACCATAGATGGGTTATATGATGGGCTTCCTGGCAAGTACCAAGGATATTTAGCCCCAAAATAAGCATCTGCATTAAATGCTGAGGTTTGTACACTTGGATTTTGAACTGGTACAGGAGGCGTGACTCCTGGGTTTTGAGCCATAATGGAAAAAATCTGGCTATCTAATGCTACTATAGCTTGACCATCGCCAATTTCTATTGCTTCTACCTTCTTTTGATTTAATAAGGCAAGTTTTTCCTGAGTTTCTTTTTGAACAGAACTCGATTCTAATGCCTTTATTCTCTGTTCAAGCTCTAGATTTTTTTGTCTTTCTGACTCAGCCCGTCTCTTTTCTTCATTTTTTTCCCAGACAAGGGTAGCAATCCGATTTTCAGCAGTATGTTTATTTTTTCTAGGTTCTTGCTCTATTTGGATCGGGGATTGCTGTTCAGATGAAGGAACAATCTCAATTGGAGTCTCTATTTGTACATTTGGGTCATTTTGCGGGTGTGTTAAACCATCCATTATAAAGAAACCTCCGTTGAATTTTCCTCTGATAGAGGATCAATAATAGTGCCGTTTTCATCAATAAAATCAAAAGCCCAATTAATATCACATGATCGGACGGCAACAAGCCCTTCTCCGTATCTTTCCCCAACATTAACATTAGAGAATTTTGAGTAAACAACATGATCTCCGGGCTGAACATTTGTAACATCATCAGATACCTTAACTACAGTTCCTTCATCTACCTCTATAAAAGCAGGTTGAACTGTATCTGGAATTATAAGAGTAGTTTTCTTTTCCCAGTCTGCTTTAAGATTATGTTTTTTTATAAAAACTAAGTCCTTATAAAGTTTTTTTACCCTTCGTTTTCCATAGACCATTATTTTTCCTCCGGTGTCATTTTTTTATCTAGTAAATTGAAAATATCATTTATTAACTCATATTTACCTCTCTCTCGATTATATTCTGCAATAAAAACATCCTGATTTTCACTTTGAATCTCCCCCATTGTTACTAAAGACTCGAGTCTAATAGCAGATAAAATATCTACGAATTTTACCGTAACGAAATCAGCAGCCCATAATCTCCATTCTTCTGGCATCACGACTCTTTTAATAGAGCTAAATTTTAAAAGCTCTACGGGGTCATTTCGATTTATCATGCAGTTCTAGTAGGAACCTTTTTAGATTGCTCAATTTTTTGCATTACTTCATGTCCTTTAGTAGCATGAGCCGCCCCAGTAGCGTACCCAGCACTATGGGCTTGTTGCATAGCCTGACTTTCAGCTGCTTGCTGCTGTGCCAAAGCCTGCTGCTGGGCCTGCTGCTCTCCTGCAACTCGATTCATTAGACCAACAAGAGTATCAATTTCATATTGGGGCAATTCCATGGCCTCTAGTCTATTCTTGAATACCATTGCAATTGCTTCAGGATTTTGAGCCAAAATAGGATTTTGCATAACTGCATTAAACATATATTCAGCCTTTTGAATTAATTGCTGATTCGAAATTATCTTAGGATCAGCCGTAGGAAGTACCCGTGCATCTAAGGCATAGTCGGCGATGCTAATAAAGTTTAAAACATTATCTCCAGTAGCTTTCCCTGGAACCGTATATTGTTCTTTCTCTTTATCCAGATAAAGAGAGTTATTAATATACATCTTCTTGCAATCTCTACCAAAAGATTCTACACATCCGGCCTGAATATTTGTAAAAGTAACCATCCCAAGCTGTACAGCTGATTGAGTAGCCGTAGCCGAAGTATCTGATCTAGGTGTCCCTCCTGTAAATAATTCAGTGACAGTTGTAATCCTATCTACATATCCCTGCAAAAATGTAACTAAGGACATTAATACAGGAGAAGGAGGTTCAAATTTTAGAGGGAAAATTGCTTTTGATAAATCATCTACACGAGTATCGACCTCTGTAAATTCTCCCATCTGCAATTTAAATGTTCCTCGCTTAATGCCCGACTTTGCAGACACAACTCCGGTCTGCATATTAGCCAGCGTAGCGGAATCGGTCATCTGATTTATATTTGTATTGGCAACATGATTTATGGCAAGTAGTAATCGCCCAAACCCATATCCATAAATAGAACTGGGGTTTGGGAAAAATGTGTAAAGAGTAAAATACTCCATTAATTTTTTAGGATCACGAGGATTCTTTCTTGAAATTATTCTAAAAACCCGAGATGTAATTAAATCTACAAATGCAATATACGGCTCTCTAATACCACTATCATTAAGATCTAGATATGTATGGATTTCTAAAACTTGTCTGGGAGTTGTATAATCAGCCATAGGAGGAGTTTCAGAGTTATTCTTATCTTGCTGTACTTTTATTTCAGGTAAATCTGGCTGTACGGGATCTCCTAGGTCGTCAGTATTAATAAATATAGCTTTCTGACCATCGTAAGTTCTACCACGCTTCATAATTTCATTTAAGTTCATATAAAGCACATGGGTAGTTCTATAGCTTTTATAGAAGTCACGACAATTATAATTAACCACAATGTCCTCTTGTAAGATATGCTCTAAAACATTTCTTTTCTCGAATGGATCATAATAAACCTTTGAAAATGCTGATCCGTCTTTTGGAAGCGCCATGTAAAGCTTTCGGTAATTATCTAAAATCTCTGTCATTTCAAATGAAATTTGAAAATTCATATGCTTTTCTACTCTAAGAGCTCTTGCGAAGTCCTCCGGAGTAGCCCCAAACGGATAGACTTTTAAATATGGGAATCTTCCTAAGACATTTGTAAAGGCTCTTGCATAGAAATTAAAGCAAGCGGTTGTAATCATTGGGATTTTAATATTAGATGCCTTAGGCCATGGGAATGTTTTCTCTTCATAAGCTAAATCAAAAAGCTTATTCCACTGGATTCTCATTTTATTTAATTCTGACAGACTTTCTACATCGTTTTTATATCCATCTGTCAATTCTCTTCCAATCTTATCTAGCTTATCTTTACTCATTCCTTCTGCAAGATTTTTAATCTCAAAGGATTGTGGGCTAGGGGAAATCTCCATGCCGTTTCCGGTTAAACCATCTATATTTTTTTTTCTTGCCAATTAATACCCCGTAAATGGATTTTTGTTTTTTTCATTATAGTCGGACTGCTCTTGATAAACAAATGGCTCCTCATATCGAGTTTCTAACAATGCTAGGCGATATAAGTTCTCACACATATCCTCATCTTTTTTAGATGCCTTAACAACCTTTTCTCCGGTCTTCATCAACTCAGGATCAGCCCACATCCAATTTGATACCTGTCTTGTGGTTATAGGAAGATCTCGAAAAAAGAAAAGTACCGGATTTCCGTTTATTGTCCATAGAAGGTTTTCATTTAAAAGGATTATCGCATCTTCTTTTTCTTTACCACCTAATTCTAGGTAAATTCCAACCCTCATAAGTGCCATTTCAATTTTTTCCCAGACTGTATTTTCATTGTTACGATCTGATTTTGCTAATGGGTCACATATAACTCGATTAACCCTTAATTTATAACGCTGAATTTTTTTTATGATAGAGTCTGCAATAGCATCTCCATTTCCAGTGATCTTTTCTTCAAAGCATACGTACTTATATCCATCTGATGCGGTTGCCATATATAAAATATCATGGCCCTTTGCCAGTCCAATATCGATTGATATGTCTATCATCCAATGAGCTGGGATTTCAAATCTTTTTATAAAATGCTTATTTTTATCAATTTTCAGAATTAACCCACTCTTATAGCTTGGAACTCCGTCAATACGAGCAGAAATTTCATCGGAATTTAATGTTTTCTTAAATTGATCTACTCCGGCTTGCGTAATTCCAAACCCGATATTTACAGAAATATCCGCATTTATATTCCATACTGAAGGATCTGGTGACCCATCTGGAAGTGACATATTAATTACTTCCGTATCTACCCAGGCCTCTTTTAAAAGTGTCATGGCAAATATCTCTCGGCCACCCGTATCTATTAATCCACGAGCACACGCAACACGGTTATCTCTTTTAGGGGGCTCATCATAAACGATTAAATGGCCGTTCCACCCTTCAAATATATCTGATTCAGATTTGTTGGTCATAATTTCTATAGACCCCCCCGTTTTAGGGTCTATCCAGGTCGCGCGAATACCAACATTGTTCTTTTTAGGTTCAAATCCCCATGAAAGGGGTAATAGCTCGTCTATTTTTGGCTCAAGAGTCGTTTTAATATGCTTTTCCCAGTCTTGACCTACCCATCTAACTTTAATAGGTGGCTCCCAATCAAGAATTTGCCAATGATGCCCTAGCAACGCCGGGTCTTCCCATGCAAACTGACCTCTAATAGCGGCCATAATAAGCTGAAAAGAAGTAAAGCTCTTGGTAATTCGGTTTGCGCCTGTGAGGGTAAGAATTTTCATCCCAGGGTCTAACCATTTTCTATAGGCCTCTTTCTGTAGAGAGTTATGCCGCCATGTTCCGTGTGGACCTAAGTAGTCCTTCCCTTCATGACCCAGAAAGAGAGACTTATTCTGTCTCTCAAATCTAAGTATTTTATCATTAGCTAGCTGCTCTTCTTTTAAGAGCTTATCCCTCTTTATCTTTAGTTCTTGAAGTTTTTTAGTAGCGTGCTCTCTATCCAAGATAATAATTTGTCCAATTATAAAGAGATACTAAATTTGCCTTATTTTCCTCAGGAATCCAATCATACCCATTTAAATGAAGACATATGCATGTATTCAAGGTAATAGAGGCGGCAGTAGAGAAGCCATTCTTATGCCAATACCTAACAGTTTCAAGCTTTTTTTTAAATTCATCTTTTTGGATAATGACTTTTTTCAACATTATTTAAATTTAGGGGATTTGAAAGTTAATTTTTTCTCTTTTCCAGCTGTAATTAGAGGCGATTTTGTAGGCTTTATTCCCGATGAAACCTTTGCTAATTTAATTGCTTTTTGAGCGGTATTTTTAGAAATAGGGATGGCAATACCGACAGATTTTCCTGGTTTAATTTGCTTTTGGAGGGTGGCGGAAAACTTTCCTGGTTTATTACCAGAAATCATTTTAGGTTGAAATGTAGATTTTATAGAACTTAATTTAGGTTTTTCAATTTTCTCAATAGCACTACTGAACACACTTTTAGGTTTTTTCATTTTTTACCCTTCTTTTTTGAAAGCCCAGCTTTAGAAAGAGCTATGGCAATCGCTTGTTTTTTAGGTTTTCCGTACTTTATTTCAGTAGAAATATTATCTGAAATAACTTTTTTATTCTTCCCAGACTTTAAAGGCATTATTATTTTTCCAATTTGCCAATTTTGCCTGAGGTCTCATTAGAACTTTTAAGATTCATTTTAGCGGTACCAGAGTCTTTGATTTTAGGCATACATAGAAAAGGGCTTTCCTTTGATTCTTTTGATTCATATTTCATTTTATATCTCCTATATTTTTCACTGGCTTTCGGGATTTCTACTCACCAGTGATATGAGTACCGACAACACCACATATCGGGAAGTAATTAATCGCTTCAATAAAAGTATAAACGGGTAGTTACAATTTATCTATAGGCGTATTATTCAATTTATATTTCTTTCAATCTTCCTAATATTGTACTTGTAATACCCCTTTTCCCTGTTTCCCATCTATAAACTGCATCATTTCCTACCCCTAATAAAAGTGCCAAGTCTGGTCTTGATAAACCATTCTTAGTTCTGAAATTTAGTATATTCTCGGCAAAAGATAGAGACTTTACTGGGCGATACTTAAATTTAATTTTCTTTTTTACTATACTTTCTATTTTTATGATTGGCTCAAATACAATCTCTTTGATTGGCTCTTTTTGAATCGGAAGTAATACCTCTAGCCTATTCTTAGTGTCTAATACTTTCTTTGAGTAGAATAATTTTTCTTTTCCATACAATGAAGACTCTAGCTTTGAATATAGCTCTAAATTGCTCTTTAATATGGCTCTCTGAATATTTGTGCTTAGATATTTAAATGGCTTATGAATATCTTTTTCATTGCAATGGTGTACAGTCATGTAATCGATCTCCTTCTAGTCATAAATGTCTTTTCTTTGATTAAATTTTTGAACTGTCTCAACTCTATTGCATTGGCAATTAAAAATATCTACCCAATTCTTATTACATCTACCGCATACTTCACGGTGAAGACATGGGACATGTCTATGATGCTTAAATCCTTTTGAAATACAGGCGCAAGAGTTACAACTCATCTATTTTATTTTCATTCAAAACAGTGTGATTTACATCAATATAATCTTTTAATCTCTTTTTTGAGCAAGTGTGCTCTAAAAGTCCTTTTGGGTTTTTTCTTATACCAAATTCATCAAGTCCATGATCCGGCATAGCCCATAGTTCGCCACAGGTATTACATTTAAAAATAGGATCGCCGCTCTGTATCATTATTTCATTACAAGGGATACAAATATGCTCCTCATCAAATATTTTTCCACATTTAGTACAAAATAGATCAGAAATAATAACCATCTTCATTTTCTACACTCACATTTTTCTACTGTATCGAAGTGTTTATTGCAATATTTGCAGATTAATCCTTCCCATTTGAAACAGTGGCCTTTTTGGGCTGTGCATTGGCAGTTAGGACATGGGTTTAACATCTTTTTTCTCCGTAATTTTATTTTTGATTCGTAATTTTAATTGAATATCCATTGAAAAAGGTTTAGGAATAGGTATACCATGCTTAAAACAACTACTAGAGTAATACTTAAAACAACAATTACTACATTTTCAAAAATATCGCCATTCAAAAAGTT